ACCTCTTAAACCATTTGAACCACCATATGGCAATGATGTAGAACCTTGGTCATTATTTTGAATCATTGATAATGCTTCAGCTTGTGAAAACTCAAGAAGCATATCTGAAACAACATTTGACTCTAAACCATCGATGTCATCTAAAGCCGCAGTACGGATTGGAAATTGAACATTCAAATCTTGAAGTGTTAATTGCCAAATGTTTGTGTCTTCAGTTGTAGCTGCACCGTTGTTTTGAATTGCATAGCCCCAAGCTGCACCAGCGTTGCCTGTTTTAGCACGGAACTGATATGTTGCACCATCAGTTGAAACCGCACGAGATACACCACGCATTGGGTTAGCAAGACGCAAAGCAACAAATACAGGATCATAAGCTGTTCTACCGCCTACGCCTGCGCCTGAACCAGTTAATGCAGAAGCTTCTTTAATGTAAGCATCGTATTGACCAGCATCTTCCCACATTTTTAATTCTTTTTCTACTTTACCGCCTTTTTCGTAGAACGCTTTTAACTGTTCTTTAACAGAGCGATTTACTTCTTGGCTGATAGTTTTGTAGGTTTTGATTGTTGGAGTTGCACCTAAAGACGCTACTTTTGCCTCAAGATTTGCTACTTTTTCATCAAAAGTTGCTACTTTTGCATCAAAATCCACTTTTGCTGTTTCAAGTTCAGTTTTCACTTCACCTTTGACTGCTTCAAGTGTTTCTAGATTTGATTTTTCAATCTGATCTAGTTTTTCAATAATTTTTTCTGACATGATTTGTCCTTTATTTTAAACGATTGTTAAGTTGTTTAAGCAAATCTCGTTCCTCAAAAGCTTTAAGGATCGCTTGCTCATCTACCACCGCATCAGCATCACTCTGAATAGGTGCTTTTTCATTCACAATTGTAGGCTCATCACGAGTTTCTATAATCTGTTTGAAAATTGAAGACGCGGTGGTCGCATCTTTTCTTGAAAGTTTTGCATCCCGCAATGCTTTCTCGATTAGTTTTAAATCTAAAGAGCCATCAGCTCTAAAGCATTCTAATTTTGAAACATTACACTCAAGATTGTTTGGGTTCATAACGACAGAAACTTCTCGTAATCCACCTTTTTTAATTTGGAAATAACCATCCTCATCGGCGTCAATTCCTACATCCAACATATTACCTTCCTCATCTGTCATGCAATATTCATCTGCATAAGCACCAACAGATACGCCACCAACCATTGCTGGCGATTCTTTCATAATTGTATATAAATCTTTACCCGCTGTTGTGTTTGTATATAAGCGACCTTTTGCATCCATACCTTTGTCGGTAAATTCAAAAGATGTCCATTCGCCTACAGGCATAGACATATCGTTATGTTGGAAAAACATTGGAAGTGGTTTGCCTGATTTAGCAAATTCATCAGCCCATTGAGCAAATCCCTCTGGTTGATAATTAAATTTACGACCATCAGCTCCTTCACGAGCGCCCCATGTTGTTACTGTTGCTTCGATTGCGCCTACAGCACCTTTACTTTCATCGGCTGAAACTCCTAAAGCAACTTTTGATTCAAACAAAAACTTAATATCAGTCATTTATTGGTACTCCCTTTTTTTTCATTCCGTTGGTTTCAATCGGCTTTGGTTTTCTTTTCAAAGCGGATTGGGTTAATTTTTCAAGCAACTCTTTTAGTGTCATTAAGCTTTACCTGCCTGACCTGTTCGGTTAATGCTGGAAGTGTTTCCACCGCCACCTGTGTCTTGGGGTGATGTTCCACTGATGTCTGTTTGTTTTGCGTTTTTGTCTTTTAATTCGTCAGCGCCATCAATATCTGCTTTGCCTAGATATTCTCTAGCTTCGTTAGGTGTAATTATACCAGCATTTACGCCAGCAACCACATAATTCATTTGATCAAGTGGCGCACCTTTTAAAAAATCCTCTGTTTGAAACTTAATACATAGATTTGAATATCCAGCTAGTAGGTTTGCGTCAAATTTTTGCTCAATATTAATAATTAATGGCAACATTGTAGATTTATAAAATTCATCAAGCATTGTTTGCGTATTATTATACTTGCTATCGCCAATTCCAATCATTGATGGAGGAACGCCAAACAAACCACAAATACGCTTCATAGTTTGAATTTTTAAAGCAGCCGCATCTGCGTCCTGTAAATTAAGAACATCCAATGGCACATATTTCATGCCTTGATCTAATAACATTGATTGACCAGGTTTTGACAGATCAGTAGATTTAGAGCCTGTTATTGATGCCCACATTTCAGATAATCTAGATTTAATTTCTTTAAATTTTGTATCAGGGATAACTTGGTCAGTTATAAACATTCCGCTAGGTTTAGCGCCATTCTGCATAATAAAGTTAGCGTATTGGTCAATGGATGAATCAAGTGAAACCAATTCTGTTGCCAAAATACCTTTGTTAAAACCAGCTGAACCTTGCCATGCCATTTCTGACGCATGAATAACTTGGAAATAATCTAGAGGTTGATCCTGATTAAAGCCATATGTTGAAGTAGATAGTCTGTATTGTGGGTATCGTGTCGGTGTAATTGTTGCTGTGATTAATGTGGAATCAAGCAAATACATTTCAATAGGTGTCTGCATTGCATTATTTTGATCCTTACGCCATAACACAGTAAACGATTCACCGCTTAAGTCATACCACATTGACCATTGATACCAAAACTCATAAGACGATTGATAATTATTTGGAGTTTTTAATAATGCATTAACTGCTCTTGCTTTTGCTTGATCTCTGCTTGATACAGACGGATCAGTTGCACCATCAACAAGTTTTCCATCCGCTGTATATGCCATAACTCTTTTTGGCAGTTGCGACAATGCTCTTGCTTTTGCATTGACACAAGCAATAACAGTTGAATTTCTTGCCAATGCAGACATATCCACAGGCGAACCTGCGGAATTAACTGATGATGTGGTTACATATAATAATTGATTTGATGCGGGAATCTGTTTGTTGGTAACATTGCGTAGAATGTTATTACCAAGCGCTGTTTGACCAAAAAGCGTATTGCTTTCATCTTGGACTTTAGTTTCTTTAGGTAAGTTATATTTGTCTTTGTCAAAAATATTGAAATTTGCCATACTTTTCCTTTAAATACTTCTAAATCCAAATGAAGTAGATATTAATGGGTGATCTAGTGAGCAATGCATTGCAATAATTAAAGCGATGATACCATCAACCTTGGCTGATTTGTCAGCGTCATTCTTTCTAACTTTAATATTACCATTTATATCTTCATAAACTTCACAGTTTGATAACTGCCAAGATAAAAATGGATTGCCATTGTGTTTTATAGAATGGCTCATAACAAGTTTTTCTACTTGTTTAGACGGATTATTTAAAACCGCCATCCCTTGTCCAACTTTTTTAACGGGAATACCATAATCGTGTAGTCGTGCAACTAAACTAGCTGCGTTGTAAGCATCGTAACCTACTTCTTTTGTATTGTAAAGTGTTGCTTGTTGCTTAATATACTCCGAAATCTCTCTGTCGTCCATAACATTTCCCTCTGTTATGTGAAGTATTCCTGATTTGACTGCTTGATCAAAAATTCCTCTATAATGACTTGGGATAAATTCAAGTCCATCTTCAGGCAAGAAAAACTTAAATTCTGCGTGATACTTATCCTCTGCATAGCGTTTTAAAGTGCAGACTGCATTTAAGTCGCGGGTTGCAGCCAAGTCAAAACCAATAAAGACAGCTTCAGGTTCTTCAATTGGTGCTTCTGCAATTGAATCATCCCAATATTTTTGGTCAATCCATGCTGAATTGGCATTGACATAGACATTAAGTGTCTTACATAGAAATTCATTTAATGACGCTGGCTTAAGTTTTGCTTGTTCGCATCTTTCCTTAATTGCAGCTTGATAAATAGAAATGCCATGCATAGGATTAGCTTTTTTCCAAATAGTTTCATCCCGCCAATCATCCTGTGGATCAAGCCCATATAACAAACCAAACCAATGCGGGTTTTCAGCGGCTTCACCTTTCAAGATATTCTCAAACATTTTCATATCTTCATAGAATTTAGTTTCTTTAGTAAAACTA